CCATTGGAATAATTTACGTCAGGCATTCCTGGCACTATGAAATTCTCAACCCGATATGGGTCCAATGATTTGATCACTGGACGTATCGCATTCCACATGGACAGCTCAGACATCGTATTCTCTGAACGCAATTGCGTTCACGACCATCACCGTCGCCGCCAAATCAACTCGTTTCTTCCATTCCTCAACCCACCATTCAGGTCTGTCCGTGTAGTCAATTTTGGGAAAAACTAGTGTTTTGATTCCAGTTTTGGCAGCAGCCCAGACACAATCTGCGCAGCAGTGAAAGGACGCATACAGCGTGTAGTCATAAGCAGCTTCGTTCAACGATTGAATGGCGTTAGCTTCCGCGTGGATCACATGCCGATATTTGTATTCACGATCTTTGTACAACTCTGGGTTGTCGTCATGGCCGGGTGGAAACCCATTGAATCCTGTCGCGGCTATCGTGTTGTTGGGTCGCACGATTACCGCGCCCACTTTTGTGGATGGGTCTTTGCTCCACAGCGCGATCTGTTGAGCCAAGGACAAGTAACGTCTGTCCCAACGCTCTTGCCTGTCCATTACACCAGCCCTTCCCTTTCGGCAAACCACTCGGCAATCTCCATGGTTATGGTTGTGCCGTTTTTGATGATCTGGCCAACTTGAGACTTAGGCACCCAACACTCCATCGCATCACCTTCCTCATCTTCATCGTACTCAACCAAGTAGGCTTTGTCCGTTTCAATCTTAATTTCGCACTCCACGTCCACGTATTGAATATCATCGTCACGTCTGCTCATTCCAGTTACCTCATCAGGAATCAAACGGGTGCACTTCGCGCAGCGTGCATCCGCGAACAAGTAAGTGACCTGCGTGTCACATTGATAACAAATCACGGCGGCGGTTCCCCATTCCAACCCATCGAGTGTCCCCAGCTGCTGCCCATTTCAACGTCCACCTTGGATGGTAACTCCAAGGGGACGCACTCGCGCATGACCTGAGCCGCTTTCTGTGCATCCTCTGGGCTAGTTACGCTGAATGCTATTTCGTCGTGGACTTGAATAATGATGTCCATGCCCGCTTCCGCGCAGGCCACCATTGCCATCTTGGTTTGATCAGCCGACGCACCTTGGATCAATCGGTTGAGTGCCTTGTGCGTCCAATCATAGTTGCCACTGTCATCTTTCGGGAAGCGGCAACGCCGCCCGCTCAGTGTCGTAATGTAGCCAACCTTCTTGGCACGAATCTCGCACGCCTTCGCCAGCTTCTTGACAAAGGGCACCTTGGCATCAAAGGCATCAAGAAGTGCCTGGCCTTCCGGCCCTGCTGCTTCAAAACGTCTTGCTCCTTGCGCTACCAACAGCATTCCTTCATCTGAATCCACGTTGTACAAATGACCACGTGATCCGCGCACCGCCATCATGGTGGGCAATCCAAGTTGACGACATAGCTTTGCTCCACCCATACCATAGCTCAACCCCAAATAGATATCCTTGGCAGCTTTGCGTTTGATATGGGCCATATCAGCCATCATTTGGTGGTTATCCGTGTTGGGATCATTCCTGTATTTGTCGCGGGCTTCAATCGCAGATTGCCAAGCTATTTGTCCAATTAGGTGCTTGCTCAAACAAGCATAATGAACGGCCATCCGTGGCTCCTGCTGCGAGTAGTCGTTGGACGCCCATTGCTGTTCTTCCTCTGGCAAATAGATTGCACGCCACATCATCGCAAATTCATCGCGGGCGGGCTGTTGTTGTAGGTTAGGGTGCTCACACGATAGACGCCCAAAGGCTGCGCCCGCTGTTCCGTCTGATTCATCGTCTTTCTGACGGCGCAACTGATTGAAGGTACAGTGAAGCCTTCCATCATTCGTTAAGTGGTTGCGCACCGATGCCCCAAAGGTGGTGCGTAACTTATTTGCTTTGCGAGCACGTTCCAATGCTTCCGCCGCTGGGTGTTTCAAAGATGCCAGCAATGTCTTGTCTATTTGAGGCTTTCCTGTTGACGTGCGACCCAAGACAACACCGATCTTCGTGAGCGCCGGTGCGAGGGCATCAGCCTTCCATACGTCACCAACTGCGATCTTGTGGCCCGTCAGTTCACGCACCTGTTCCAGCGCCACCCGTTCTTTCTGAAGCGCCCATTGTTCAATGAAATCTAGCCGATTCAAATCAATTCGCACACCACGTCGGCGAAGGTGGGTCAACACCGGCAAGAGTTTGGATTCAAGATCGTACACACGCCATAGGTCTTGATCCTCAATTTGGCGCTCTTGGCGGCGCAAAATTGCTAACGGCAAACGTGTGTCTTCTTCCGCATAAGGCCCAACAAACTTCGCTGGAAGCATCCACATGTCGGCTTTGGGATCAATCTTGTAGTCAGCAGCGGCTGCCTTGAGCAGCGTTTCATCCTTTCCGGGCAATCCCCACCGTTCCGCGATGGCTTGCATGGAGTAGCTGTCATGAAGCTCACAGATCAACGGATCAGCAATCTGGATGTCTCGAAAGAAGCGCACCCGCTTAAACTCGATGCCATCATGAGCCAGATGATCTAGGTCATATGGCAGATTGGCTCCAACCAGATCGCCGGTGAACACCGCAGCTTGATCACGAAAATACTTCAGCACAGCTTCCAATGGAAGGTTTCCACCGCCTTCGTGTCTGATAGGCAGGTATCCGCCTGGTCCATCTTCAATTGCGTAACTAATGCCAGTGATATAGCTGTTGGGCCTGCGGCCTGCTCCTGGGCCCAGGGCTTTCAGATCTGGATCACGAGTTTCGCAATCTATCGCAACTCGTTTCGCACCGGCCCATGACGGTAAACCGTCCAAGGCTGGTGCGACCCAATCACTATCAACCGTGGTGAACAATGCGCTCTGTATCATTACGCTTTCATCCCCAATGTGGGTATCATCAAGCGATCTATCTCATCCAAAGCAGCAACTAGATTCTCCACATTGTGCCAGTTTACGATCTTCCAGATCAGGAAACGCTCATATTTGTTCAATTTGTTAGATTGAACAAACAAGTCCACAGTCATGACTTTATTAAGGCGTGGTTTTAACACACCAAGCCGGGCCAACTCGATCATCTTTTCAACGTAGTGACGGGCTTTGCTTAAATCTTCCCGTGGGTCAGCATACTTTTTCCTGTTTCGCGTGATGTACTTGGTCGCACATCCTGCCAAATACTCAATGCCATTCAGCGCCACAAAATCCCAATGTTGAATAGCGGCCTTGTAGTGATCGCCGCCAATTTGTTCATCATTCGCACTCTTGGTGTTTTCCATGTTTCAACCCTCGTACTAATTTGACTTGTTGCTGATAAAGATAACCCAGCGGCCCCGCACCCGCGCTCATCAAGTATTGGTGGGCCAACTTCAGTTGAGCGGCTAAGTCTTCAACCGTTTTGTGCTCGCATTTCAACAAGCATGGATCGGTGTGCCAGTCACGCTCCAACTTTCTTAAGTCCATCTACCACCTCATCAAACATATCACTCAAACGAGCATGCGTCCGAGGGCGCAGATAATCGTAGAGGACGGCGCAAATCTCTGGCATAGTACCGCTCACCTTAAGGCCATCCAACGCATCCTCACACGTTTTTTCCAACTTATGTGTTGCACCGTTACCCATCGAGCGCTGCTCACGAGACCACAACCATAGTTCAAGCAAGTCAACGGTCTTCAACCACGCCGCTTCTTCAGCAGTCAACTCAACGTTTAACCCAAGACCGCGCAATATTTCAGTCTCCGCAACCTCGTAAACTCTCCCTAACAACCTGTGGTCCCACTTAGCTGTGGCTGGTAAATCACCTAGCCAGCGCTCCGCAACGTCGTGCCAAAGCACCGCTTGAATAAGGTTGTGAGATGGCTCTTTATGTAGCAGCAGCAGCAAGCTAACCGCCCCATAGCAGTGTTGCGCGACATCATAATGTCCAATATGAGGCAAGATGTGACAGCGCTTTACCGCTCCCGCTTCGCGCACAGCCATCAACTGTGCGTTAATCAAACGCGCAACCAACTCTTTTGACACAAACAAGTCACTCATAAATCACCCCATCATCCATAGCTCGTTTTTGACGCTCTGCTGCGGCAGCTTTGCGCCGATTCACCCATTCAATCGCCGCCCGTTTCCAATCCGTCGCCCGACATTCAGCGAGACAACCCAGGGCGGTGTCAAATCTATGCTTATTGGACTTGTCGCGTATGTACTCATGCGCTCGCCAAAGCGGCACCGCCACTCGTTTGAAAAACGGATCAGTAAAGCCCAAAGCATTCGGGTGCTCCAGAAACATCTTCAACTCCCCGTCCCACTGCTCTCTGTTAACAGTCATCAGTGGGTAAGGCTCCACCCTTCCAGTGTGTGCTTCGTATGGGCTAGGAAATGCGTCCATGAAGCGATAATTTGGGGCGTACTTGGACAGGTCTATCACTTGTTTCAGCGTGTCCAGATAGGCATGAAAGTTCGCTGACACTTGGTAATATGTGCCTTGACTAACGCCCACACTTCGCGCCACGTATTCATGAAGATAACTGAAGTGAACCGCGTTTGCCCCGTATGCGCCCCAAATGATGTCGTTGGAACGGTTATTGACAACCATCGTCAATCGTCCTTCACAATCAATTTGAAAAATCGCTTGTAGGTTGCACGGAATATCTTTGCTTGGGCAGCCCAAATCCCTGCTTGGGCTCCACATAGACAGCACCTGCCTACGATCATCACGATTAGCTTTTAATGCATCAATGATTAGATTCAATTGATCACCGCCAAATTGGTGTCGCCAACGCCAACCATAAGCACCATTGAAAGTCTTGCCATCGTCACTGTAGTTTCTCATCCGCCCCACAAATTGAGCCAGATACCCCACATCATTACGACCACCCAGCATCCACAGCGCTTCAAAAAAGTGAAAGAACGGGTTGGCATCCCTTTCCGGCCAAAACACCACCCGTTCTTCCGGCCTTTCGTACACCGTACAGACTGGTGTAGGGAACATGAGCACCGGCCCGTTACGGGATTCACGGGACACGCCGCTCATCCGTAGCTGATAGATCGCTTCCGGCAGCGCGTTGTGGGCGTTTCTGGTCTTGATAACCAACATGATTATTTCCTTTTCACAGACGTGTCTGGGGGCAGCCCTAACGTCTTGTTCAACTCCACCATCGGGATGGCCAAGGCAGTGCTTGTTGAGAGTTGAAGATGAGGCTTGATGAACTTTTCGCATTCAGGCCAAACGGTCATCAACTTGTTCACGGTGCTCACGCTGTTCATAACGGCGCGAGCATTTTGTGAAGCCTTTTCAACCTCATCCTTTATCGTTTTACCAACAAGCATAAGTGCTTTGTAGCGCAACGTAAGCGGATGTTTTTCATCGTAGATTTTCGCAACCGATACGCCCCAGCTGTCAAAATACTTGCTGGCACAACGTCGCTCATTTTTCATAGTCACGCCGGCAATACCATCACGCCCCCCGAATTGAACATGTATAGATTTGCTCTTTTTCAAGAAACCTTCAGGCAAAGCACTCATCTTCTTTTGAATGTCAAGCGGATAAACATCCTGATACACTTCTTCAGCAAACTCTGGCCAAAGCGCATCCAATTCCTTTTGACGTTTACTAAACGCATGATCAATCAATTGGCGTAGGATTGACTCACGTATGGTTTCTGTTAATCGCTGCGACATCTCAAATCTCCTTGGTTAAATCAGTTGCTTTCGTCCAATCGTATTTACTTCGCATTTTACCCTCACCAAGCCTAACTCGTTCATATTTATCAAACTCACAAAGCGCATGCTCAACGTCCCGCATCTCAAATCGAGCAACGCCCCCGCCCAAATACTCCTGTCCGCATTTGCAGCCCACAACATCTTGACTAGGTAAATACCCTTCAGGGATACATAACCCAACCGTAGGTGGTCCGAAAGTCTCATTGAACTCCGGCTCATTTTTGTTCAAATAAACCATCAATTCAAACATTTCTGCTGCTGCTTGTTTCGGCGATGGACGATTATTCAACGCCCTTCCGTGTAACCGATTCAACCCACGAATAGCCCCTGGCCCAGCATTTGCCCATGTATAGATGTCCGTGGCTTTATTCAGGTATCTGGTATGACGCCAATCCGTAACCACCTCATAGGCCATAAATGGCCCCCAGCCAATGTAGCGTTCAGTCTGGAACCATAACCAAGCGGCCTGGAGGCTTTGTTGTTCGGGTTTATCTTCAAAGTGTTTTAACCAGGCTTCCCAGCCAGTACGATCTTCCCACAATCGCCCAAGGACAATCTCAGCAATGTACCTATGCTTGGACCAACAGTACCAATCAGCTAATCGGTGACTTTCCGCACGAATCATATATGCGCCGGTGTACGTTTTTCTTCCGGTTTCTGCCCACCAATGAAGGGCACGGGTAATATTTCTGGGCTCAAATTTAGGTTTATCCGGCCAACAGTCAGGCCCCATAATCAAATATTCAAGTGTCGGCGGCCAATTAATGTATCGCGCAATCGCCAACATGAACCAAAGATGAGGGTGGGTGGCGTAGGGCTTTCGGATATATTTGTCGATCCATTGAGTAACCGTGTCCAATTCTCTATACACGTTACAAAACCGACCACCCAACAATATTGGGTCATCCGTCCACGGCCCAGGCTTTCCGGCTTTGCGTGCCAAATAAATGTCGTGGCGCTTTTTCATGAAAGCGCCTAGCTTCCCTGGAGTTGTGTATTCCATTATGCACCACCCATAGCTACGGTATCCAACAAATCGGCCAAATCCTCATGAGATTTTTCCCACCGCAAAATCTCAACCCGCTCACCATCCTTGGTGGCCTTAAGTTGAGCACGGCGGATGGAGTTCCACTTGTCTCTGACAAGATCATCTTTGATTGGTTTACCACCATTACGTTCTTGAATGCGCTTCAAACAAACGTCCACGGGTGTGTCCAAGAAGGCCCAAATCATCCCACCGTTCCGCTGTGACCATTCGTGCCATGGCCCATAGATGGTGCTGACAATCACTCCTTCAAACAACACAGCATTCACGCCGCCGTTTCCACCATTCATCTTGCCAACAGCTTCAATGGCATACTTCATCGCGGCCTGCGTCTTGATGCGATCTAGTCCCGCCGTAGTTCCGGTGGCTGCTGATGTGTAGTCACCGATCATGAACACTCGTTCTTTTGGACACCAGGTCACCGGCACGGGTTTGTGGTCTAGTACGTCTATGGTCCAGCTGCGAGCACCTGGATCACGCGCCGCTATCTCTCGCAACAGGGTTGTTTTACCAGACCCGTTGCAACCACGAATATTGATGTATTTCACCATTTCTTTTCTCCATTTCAAAAAGGTTTGATCGGGATCACTCGTTTGAAGTCAATTGGCTTCAACGCTCTTGCTTCTCCAAATCCTTCATCACCACAGAGCGGCACGCCCTCATTATCGTCCGCACAATACAGACATCCAGTAGGAGGACACTCTTTGACCTCGGTGAACGGGTCATGTAAGCTCTTGCGCGTGAACATAGGAACTCGTTGCCCGTGGCATTGATCTGCGGTGGTGTACTCCCGTCCAACTGACAGCCACATCGGCTCACCCTGCCCAGGAATACCGCGCCGGTATTCATAGCACGTAGCGTAGGTCATCCCCAATTCGGTGGCCCACTGCTTGTACAACTTATGACCCTCAAGCCTGTACGGCTCGCAAATAGTCTTTTGCGCACCAGCTTGATTCTCAGTGAATAATTCAGTGAACTTCGCTGCCCTCATTGCTCCAAACCGCTTTGCCAATCGCTCAATCATCGCTGGTGACCACGAGTGACCCGCTTCAACGAACTTGACGATGACGTGGTTGTTCCCTACCTCAGCCAACTTCTCAAACAAATCCCGGATGTCGTCATGCGACGTAATTCCGGGCACCACTGGGTTCACTTGAATAGATGTATAGATGCCCCATTTGCGCATCTCTTTGATCTCATCAAGATGATCGGCCAGCACCGCTGCGCCAGGTGAAAATTTGGCATAATCTTCAGCACTTCCTGTGTTCAAAGATTTTTGTGCGTAACTGTACGGGCTGCGCGTCAACAGATCGAACGTCCAAGATGGATAAAGCAATCGGCTCAAGAAGAAGATTGGCAAACCAAGTTCCACAAACGCTTCCGCGCCCTGCTGCGTGTTATGATACACACTTTCGATTGGCAAAAACGGATCAGTAAAGCTGCTGAAATAGCCTGCTGTACTAGACTGTGCCCTGGACAGCATTTTGCGCACCTGCTCACCGTAGTTGATCGGGACAGACACAAGGCCCGTTCCGCGATAGCCCCTGAATCCTGAATTCACATAGCAGAAGGCGCATCCCACGGTGCAATAGCCGCCATAGGG